GTCGCGGAAGCGGAACGTGAATTCCACCTCCGGCTCCTTGGACTCGCCGGGCACGGGAATCTTCACCTTCGCTTTGAAGGTGGGGTCTGGTTGAAGCTTGAACTTTGCCACTGGGCCTCTCCTGATTTGTTATTGGTTTTCTTACGAGGCGTAGCGCGTGGGCTCGTTCAGGAACCGCACCGATCCGGCCAAGCGCATCAGCGTGTTCACCTCCAGGGTCGGCGTCTTGTTGATGGACACATACCCAACGTAGTAAAGCTTGGAGTTGTTCGCCAGCGTCACGCGAAGGCATCGCGCAACACGGTCGTCGTTGGCTGCGACGACAGCGGTGTAGCCAGGCAGCGACGGGTCATCGCCCAACTCGAAGTTGAAGCCACCGCCGGACTTGATCGTCGGGATTTCAACCTCGTTGTCGGCCTCAAGGAACTGGTACGTCAGGAACCGCTGTTCGCCGCCCGTCGAAGACGTGGACAGCACTTGCGCCATCTGCGTGAACGTGGTCACTTCCTGCACCGTACCCAGGCCGCTGCCGGGCGGGTAAATAGTGGTGCTGGTCGTGTCCAGACCTTCCAGCTCAAAGGTGTTGTCGGTCTTGTTATCGACGCGGAACGCCTTGCCGTTGATGCGCGACCAGCCGGAAACGACGATGACGATGTCGCCATCCGCGTAACCGTGGGCCGTGCAGGTGACAACGCAAACGCTTGCGTTGGTGAGAACAGTCGTGGCTTGAGCCGAGCCAACGGCCGAACCGATCGAGATGATTGAGCCGTTAGGCAGGGAGACAGCCATGATGATTCCTCTTTAGGCCAGGGAACAAAAAAAGCCGCCCGTGTTGCCAGGGGCGGCCATGAAAAAGCCGCCTTTCGGCGGCTCCAGGAGACTCAGTGCTTCAGGTCAATACCAGACGCTGAAGTCTTGGTGCGTGCCGTACAGCGGCGGGGCTGTGTCGTCTTCGTAGGCGGCGATGAACGCCCCCAGCACGTAGGCTTTGAGTGCGCTTGTCACCAGCGCGCCTTCGGCGGATCGCGCAAGGTTGTTCGCCGATTGGCGCGTCGTCGTCCAGCAACTGATCTGGATGCGCGCATTCTTCTTGCCGACGACCGTCGCTTCCAAGAAGTTTTCGGCGCTGCCGCCGACCTGCTGGTAGACGATGAACGGCCTTGCCGTGCTGTAGGGCGCGACCTCGGGGAACACCCGACCCGACACCAGCGATGTCAGAGCGGCAACGATGTCGGATTCGAGGCTCATAGCGCCTTGGACGTGTCAGCAATCCAGCGGGCTTCAGCGGCTTGCAAGGCAATGAATCGCTTCGCGTCCCAGGCGGGGCGCAGGAACGGCCGCGCGGCGACGTGTTTCGGCTCGATCTTCACGTTCGACGTGTACCACTTGCCGTCTGAGCCGATGTACGCCTTGCGCGTCATCAGGTGTCCATACTCGACAAGGTGCCCGTGCGGCGCCTTGCGGGCGTTCCAACTGATGTGATACGTCGCCTTGGCATGCGTGCTGTTGTCTGTGCTGTAGACCTGATAGATCGATGCGTCAAGGTTGCCGGTCTTCTTCTTGATCCGGCCGACGTTCAGCTTGACCTCGTCGTACAGCACCTGTGCGCCGGCCTGAGCCGCAGGCCGCACCGCAGCCAGCGCCGCACCGCCGATGTTGTCAAGTTGCTGGTTCAGAAGCGACGGGTCGAACTTGATCGACAGCGACTTACCCACGGTCAACCTCACACCTGATGCACAGCCAGTCTGCCAACCGCTTAAGGCCAAGCCATTGCACCGCGCACCAAAGATACGGCCATCTGACTTTCACTATGACGTTAATGCTGCTGCTAGCCATGCACAACCTCGCAAACAAGGTCGATCTTGTCGCGGTCAATCTCATCAGGCACCACCGCGCGAATCTGGTAGTTGGTGGCGCCGTGGACGACGCGCATCGACGCATCAACCGCAACACCGCGACGAATCCGGATCGACGCCTTCACGGTTGACGATTCAGCATCGGCCTTGATGCTTTCCACCCCGCTCAGATGACGGATGTTTGCCCATACCGTCGCCAGCGTGGCCCACGTAGGGATCGGTTGCCCCGCCGCGTCCTGGGTTGCGGTCGGCGTCTGAATGACGACAACACGATTCAATCCTCGGCTGTCCATGTCAGAAGGTGTTGATCCGATAGCTGGTCAGCAGCGAGTCGCGCGCCTTCTCGATGGCCGTTCGTTCGGCCGGAGTCAGCTTGTCGAATTCGAGTTGCACGCCAAGAAGGATCGCCTGCTTGATGCTGGCCGGGACATTCGCCACATAGTCAAGTTCTTCTTCTACAGGCGGGTCTTCTTCAGGATCGGCCTCGACAACCACAACAGGCGCATAGCCGGCCACGTAGTCGATCTGGATTGCGTCGTCCCGAAGGTAAACGCTCGGGTGCGTGAAGTCGTCTGTGAAGCACAGCTTGGAAACCAGGCCCGAACTCACGTAGTACAGCGTCGGACCTTCTTCAACATCCTGATTGACGGTCTGCAGGACATTGTCATCATCGTAGTAACGCACCGCGACCATTTCGACGAATGGCGGGCGCAGCAATTCGACAGACCCCCACGTATCAGCGCCGCCGTTCATGTACCACTGCAGTCCGCGCCGCTGGCCTGAACGCATAGGTCCAATGGTCATGCGCAGGGTCTGCTGTACGAACGCTCGGCGCGTGATCTGTTCGCACTGCTCGCGGGACGTGGTTATGCAGCGCGACACTTCCGCAAACTGGGCCTGCGCTGACACATCGGCATCAGGGTCGGCGGTCAGCTTCAGATGAAAGAACGCTTCTGCGGCCGTGACTGGCTCGACAGTTGGAGCCGTGATGACATCGATGTTCATGCAATGGCCTTTTCTAGCGTCATCATCGGAAAGCACTCAAGCGCAGATCCCGGCGTGCAGTTCAGCACTTCGACTCGCCCCTCAAGAGCCGCGGCAAGGGTCTTGAACCTGCGGCGCCATTCGGCGTACTGCGATTCAGCGGCTTCCCGGTCAACGTCGTGCCAGTGTCCCGGCCGCATGTCGAATCCGCACAGCAGGATTCGCCTTGCCCCTGCCTGGGCGGCGATGTGAACGGCGGTGTAGCCGGTATTCCCGCCGCTTCGTACACACGCCGGGTCTTCATCGAATCCAACTTTCCCGGTGTGCCGGAGCGAAAAGACCTCGGGGCGCAACAGCGAATCGTCGGCGCAGACCTTCAGCCCTCGGAAGTCCAGCGCTTCCGGGTTCGCCCACCACCACTCGGCGTCGTTCGCGCACAGCAGTTCGGCCCACGGCGCCAGGCGGTAGGTGCTATTTGCGACCGCGACCGGCAGGCTTCGCAGCGACTGCGCCAGGCTCTGCGACATCGACGGCCCGCTCGCCAGCACCGCCACTGTCTGCCCCCGCCACATCGGCGGGACTCTCCACGGGCTTGTCATGGGCCACCTCTGCTGCGCCGCGCGTCAGCCAGCGCTCGGCCTTGTCCCTGCGGATCGACACCAACCGTTCACCGGACATGACGGCGTTCGCGCCGCCTTCATGGACCGCCACGGTGTCGCCGGCCTTGTGCATGACAGCGCCGTGCCCGTAGTCGAACTCTCGGTTCTGGGTGAATGTGATCTTCTTCATGGGTTCCCTTGTTCAGACAAACGGCCCCCGAAGGGGCCGCCTGCGTTACGCCGTGACGATCTCGTCAACGGTGGTGGCATCGTTGTCCGATGCCGGGCCGTAGCGCGGGTCGAGCCCGATCACAACCGCGCTCAGGTCAGCACCAGCAGTGCCCATCGTCACCGACAGTTTGAAGTGCGTCATCGCACCGCCCGCCAACTTCGACGGGTCGAAGTTGATGACCACTTGCTTGTTGCTGTCCGTACCGGCCTGGGTCAGTTGGGTGATGGCCGAACCCGTCACGTCCGCAGCACCGTTGCCGCTGCCATCGGTGTAGGTGATGAGCTTGGCATCGACGGTGCCAGTCGAAACGATGTCGCCCGCTTGGATGATCGCCATGAAGCGGCGAAAGTTCTTCAGCGGGATGTATTCGCCCGTAGTCACGGTGGACTGAGCGTAGGCGTCGGGGTCGATGTTGCCGACCACGGCGACCATTTCAGAGGGAGTCTTGTTCATCATGAGCCTTTCAGGAATTGGAAACGGCCCCCGAAGGGGCCATCAGGATCAGCGAGCCGCGAGGGTCACGAACGGCGAACGGCTCAGGCCGTTCAGGCGTGTGATGGCGGTGTTCCACCACGGCTGCCCACCGACACGCAGGACGAACCGGAAGGCAGTCATGTCGTAGTCGAAGAACAGGTGAATGGACACGTCCTGACGCACACCACCCGACTTGACCACGCTCATGTACTGAGACAGGTCAACGAAGCTGATGTCGCCCACGTCGCCCAGAGCCGAAGCGGCCTCCACCGGAACCACCGGACGGCCCATCAGCGTGCCGTAAGGCGCCGCCGACAGCCCACCAGGCGGCAGGTAGGCGGGAACCGCCGTGCCCGTGCCGGGGAACTGCATCGTCATCAGTTGCGCTTCCACGTCGCCGTTGACGATCCACACAGCCCGACGCTTGCCATCGTCGGTCATGCGGGTGTACATCGATACGATGTTGTTGAAGTTCACCGTGTCGGCCGTCTGTGACGAGGTGGCATTCACCGTGATGAGCGCACCCGAATTCAGGTAGCCCAGCGGTTGCCCCACGCCCGTACCACGAAGGATCGCGGTGTTGATGCGCGAGTCGATCTTCTCCGGCGCCTTGCCGTTGACGTAGGCCGCCATCGAAGGCGCGTCCTGCAGCAACTCATCGGTCATCGGGACCATGGCGATGATCTTGTTCGCCTTGACGGTCTTGTCGGTCAACTGCGGCTTCGACTGCGTCATCTGACCCGCTTCCGATTCCCAGTAGGCTTGAATGCCACCGGAAGTCTGCCACGGGGTCGTTTCGTCGGTCGGCACCGTGATGCTGTTCGAACTGGTCGTCATCTGGTCGGTACGCGACAGCAGGCTGTCCTCGCCCATGACACGCTTGACGATGTTCGTGCGGAAGTCCGGCGGGACAGCGAAGCCACCGTCAGCACCAACGCCTTCTTGACCGTAGGTCGAGGGCGCATTGGCGATCAGGCGCGGGTCGGCAACAGAACCCTTGCCACTGGACTTGACCACGGCCGCGAAGTAGTCGGCTTCGGAGCGGAAGCCCCACTTGCCGGTGTCGCGGTGATCTTTGGCCTGGGCCGGCAGCGAAGCGCGGCGGGCGTCAGACTGAGCGCGGGTTGCGTTCTTGTTGGTCTCACCAGAGTTGTCCGGGTCGGTGCGACGGCCGACCGGAGCGGCCATTTTGACGTTCATCGCTTCCACTTGTTCGTGGCGCTCGATGTCGGCCGACAGTTCCTCGAAGGCCGCGAAGATCTGGTCGAGATCCTTGCGCTCGTCGTCGGTCAGGTCACGCTTCTCAGCAGTGGCACGGGCCTTGACGTTGTTGGCGTTCTGGCCGAGTTCGGTCAGGCGGTTTTGCATCTGCTCCAGTTCGGCCGCGTCGGCGCGAACATGGGCGGTTGCGGAAAGGCCGAATGCGGCAGCGACAGCGGCAGCAGTGACGGCCAGCAGGTAAGTGTGGGTCTTCATGTGGTTTACCTTTCGGTTCAGGAATGAAAAAAGCCGCCCGGAGGCGGCTTGGTTGATGTGCGTACGGTGCTGCCCGCTACGCCTTTGCGGCACTTGCGCCGCGATTCAGTTGTGTCAGTCGCATGTCCATTCGAGCGAACCGCGCTTCGGTACTCGCGGCTTCGCGCCGGAGGGAATCCGGCACCTTGGCGAACTTTTCAAGCATGGCGAAGGACGCCTTGACGGCCTTCTCAGTGGTCTTCTTCGTTGCGAACCCGCGTGACACCGACTCGTCGGCCGTCATCCACGTTTCGTCGGTCATCCACTGGCTGATCTGCTTCGCATCGCCACCCGTCCGGGCGACGTAGGTGTCAAGCAGGGTGCCCCTGATCTTGTCCAAGGCATCAGCTTGCTTGCGCATTTCCGATGCGGTGCCGATGGTCATGCCCCAAGGATCGTGAATCATGAACATGCCGTTGTCGGCGATGCGAATCTCTGTGCCGGCCATAGCAATGATCGAAGCAATCGACGCCGCGATTCCATCGACGTGCATGGTCTTCTCGGTGGCGGCGTGGCGCTTGATCTGG